CATATTCAGCGCAAAATATATCTAAATATCTCTTTGTATCCTGTTTAAACGTATCTAACACGTTGTTGTCTGTATTCTGCACTGTATCACCTCACTTTACAACGTTAATCTGTTAATTTAGCAAAATAAAAAGGGCGATAACAAACCGGTCAGCAATCGAAGAACACGCCCAGCAGCTACAACCAGCGCTGGAAGTTCCGTGAATGCTTTTTCAGTTTATAATCGTCCTTTGTTTAAAAATCGTAAATGTATTTGCTTATCTGCCATTTACAATAGCACATATAAACCTTTAATGCAAGCATAAATTTATTTTTATTGCTCAAGGTATAATAAAATACCTATTGATAAAATAATCCGTTATAACTCAATATACAGTGTTATAGAGCTATATATATTATAATATAGTGTATATAAGTATATATTAATAAACTCAGAATCTAGGAGGGGCTTAAAAGATGTCATTATACGGTACTGCATAGAATTAATTAATAAGGGATTATATATATAATATAATTATAGGGGGCGTTTTGGCACAGAAAAAGCCAGGCTTTCGGCGTCTGATCCGGTTACCTGGCTGAATGATTTTTATTAATTTTCGATTAGCTCGCCCCTCCTGAGTTCCTCGTTAGTGACACGATAGCACATTTTATAAAAACCTGTCAAGCTAAAAGCAAAAAATATTTTTCTTGACAAAGCAAACATTTGTATGCTATGAATAATTTAACAGACTTCGGCGGCGGGTCTGTTCTCCCCTCGTTAGCCGCCACAAAAAAGAGTTTAAGCCCCTGGAGATTATCCAAGGGCTTTTTTCTTTCCACAATGGGGCTATTAATTGCGGGTATTAGCCTAATAGCTAACAGTCTAACTTTACATTCAGGCAAAAACGCCTGTTCCAAAATGGGACTATTAATGTTTTGTTAGCTTAATAACTAATGATCCAATTTTACATTCGTCATAAAAATGACGTTATAGTTATAATAGTATAATCATTGTCAACTGTCAATAATCACATTAAAAACACCGGGTTTCCGCAGCTGTCAATTTCGGTTGTGGCTTCTTGCCCTGCGTCAAGATACACTGTTTTTACATCTTCAAAAATTCGTCGCTCTCTGTCTATCGTGTATTTTTTATGCAGTGCGTAAACAGTGCCGGAGATTCCCGGAAGTACCGGCGCATAAGCTGGCAAACTCAGCGCCACTTTTTCCGGTGGCAAAATGTCAACAACTTCGACATTATCAATTCTCAGCAAATCCTCATGCCGTCCCAGGCTTGGAAATCGTCTCGGATACTTCAGCATTTTATAAATTATGTCAACTTCCTTTTCGTTTTTTGGCTGAATGTGCAAACGCAAATTCAAATCTGCGACAAAATCAACCAAAATCGGCGTATTAACCCAGCCTGTAAACCCCGGGCCGTTTTTCACTCGGACGGGAAAACGCTTTTTAAATTCTTCCGTTTCTGATCCGGCATAAGCTCCACCCTTCCAGCGTTTTGTAAACTCCTGTTCGTTCATCGTTCCGCTTCCGGCTATTGATATGTTCATGTCGTGCCAGCTACTCCACCGGCACAAAAAATGGACCATCCCGGCAACTGTAGAAAAAGGCGGCAGTGGGTACGTATATACCCTTTTCCCGGCGTGCGAAAAAGGCGTTGCGAAAACGCCCTTTTCCATGTATCCCTCTATTAACACTGTCTTCATGGCTCTTCGGCCTCGCATCTGAAGCCGAAAAGGATATCTTCGTAAAGCTGATCGGGAATTTCCTCTTCCATCAGTGGCTTTCGGTTTTCGGTTCTAAGCTCTTCGTCAAGACTTGCGTCGATATCTCTGAGAGCCTTTTCCCTACTGAAGCCCATTTTTACAACTTCGTTTAAAAGATTGATTGTTTTTTTCATGTCTTTTTCCTTTCTTTGTGGTATAATATTATTGTCGCTTACAGAGGATGTTCTGTAAGTGGAGCGGCCAACAATCCCGGTCGCCGAGGGTTGAAACAATAATTTTAAGTGTAAAGAGCTGGTTTCCGGCTCTTTATTCTTTCGCATTTTTCCCGTCCCCGTAACATTTATAAAAAGTTTCTACCAGCTCCGCCAGTTCCTGCGGCGTAAGCTTTTCTTTTAAGCTGTCCGGGATACGGCTGTAGTTGGCCGCAAAAGTATCACGACACTTTCCAATCTTGCAGGCTTTTTTGACCTGCTCGAGCTTGTACATTTCTCCAAGCTCTTCTACGGTGATTCCACCGTTTTTAACTTCTTCCCGTCCTTCTTTTGTCAAGATGGACATTGCTTCTTTCTTGCTAACAACTCCGATTCCGTTGATTCTCATTTCTTTCCCCTCCTTGTTCTATTCTTCAAATCCTGGATACGGCTTGAAAGTTTCAGCCCATTGTGCCTCGTCTTCTTCCGTCCACTCCGGCTCCTCTTCCGGCTCAACCTCGTAGGAACATCCGGCAGCGTCCTCAAAGATGTTATCTTCGTATTCGGTCATCCACTGACCGTCTACAAGACAATCATATCCGGTTGCGTGGATGAATCCAACGCCGTCCTCTAAACGATCGAACGGCATGTTTTTAAGTTGTACCCTTCTTGTAGCTTTTCCAGCCTCTGTATTTTTCATTTCACCCCTCCTGATCCGCCCCGCTGAGGGCTGTTTGCTTGGTTTTTATTCACTTACAGTTATTTGCTATTTTCACATCATAAATCATAACAATAATGTTTTCCGTATTTTTCAAAATAAAATTTTTCCAAGTTTGCCATATTATAACCACTTCCTTTCTATGGTTACAGTATAGTCTATTTTCGTGTATTTGTCAATAGTCTATTTCCATGTATTTTATTTATTTTTTATACTCCATGATATCAGACGGTTGACAGTTCAATAATTTGCATAATGTGCAGATGACTTCACAAGTTACATTTTCGTTTTTAGTCAGCTTTGCTACTGTATTAGAATGTAATCCGTTGTTTTTTAACCACTGTTTATTAAGTTCTTTCTTTTTTAATACGTTCCATAGCTTTGAAAAATCAATATAACCATTCTTTCCATAATCGGCCATTGTTTTTCACCTCCTTATTTATAAATATATGATAATAGATTTTTGGCATTAAGTCAATGTCTATTTTTATGTACTATTTGCACAAAAATAAGCTGTGTTATATGGTCTATTTTCGTGTATCTTGTGTATTTACTTTTAGTCTATTATCGTGTATTATATAACCATCAAAGGAAAACAAAAAAAACATTCACCCCGGACGCTGATCCGGGAGAAAGAGAGGGAATAAAATGAAAGACACTATCCTTAAAGCTTTATCAAATATCAACTGTTTTTATTCAATCATCTGGATGAAAGCGACAGGTAAAGACAAATACACATTTAGAGAGGAAAGCAAAGTCCACGAAATGTTATTAGCTGCTATGTCAGTAGTCATAAGGAGGAAAACAGTATGATAATTGGAACATCAACGGTCGGAAAATGTGTTTACGATCTCCCCGAAGAGATCAAGACACTGGAAGAAATGCGGGCCTTGATTTACGGGACACATTACAGCCCAGAGACTCGGGAAGAACTGCAATGGCAGCCGAAGCTCTGGGGGCTTAACGGCCCAATGTACAATGGTTTGCAGATTTTGGAATCCGGTGAAATAGTTCCGGTTATCCGGTACGAAAAGCCGAGCAAGTTCTAACCTTTCCGGCGGCGGTCAAGCCGTAGCCCCAACGCAACCGCCGGATTTCAAAAAAAGAAGAAAAGGAGAATAAGCTATGAGTTATTACACAATGAGCAACAAAGAGTTATCCCAGCTGATTCGTAAGACATTAAAAGAAAGCGGATTCACAAGTAAAGACGTATCTATTAGAGTTAGGGCGGCATTATATGACACGTCTGTAAATATCACGGTTAAAAATCCACTTGTAAGGCTTTCGGAAGTGGAGGAAATTGCAAAAAATTTTTCTGAAGTCGATTACGACGAGCACAGCGGCGAAATTCTGGCGGGATGCAATGTTTATGTGCATTGTCAATACGAATATGGTATTTTCAAAGATGCCGCCGCCGATCTTCTCCCAGCCGCTGAAATGGTATTGAACAACAGGGAAAAATATAGTGGTCACGCAATCGCAGACAACAAAGAAAAAAGCGTTCACATCATTCACTATCAGGGCGTGCAATGGACGCTTGCGGAGTTCGAAAAAGATAAAAACGCCGCTTATAAATATAAGCCTACATACTGGATTAATAGCGCAATGGATTTAGCTATTGCAATGTGGCGGTTCAAAAATCTTGGTACTATTTACGCATAACAAGGCCGGCAAGCGTACCGGGGAGCATTTCCCCGGCGGCCCTTTAAAATAAAAATCAGGAGGATCAAAACATGGAAAAAATAACATTGGTAGAATACGGATGCACAGGAACAGGCTACAAAAATGGATCAGATGTGCCAAATTGCAGAGTCCGTGCAGAATTTGACACGCTGGACGGCCTGCACGTTGTTGCAGATTTTGGCGGATACCAGAGACGTGACGCAAACAAAAAAGGGTTCCCAGTGGTGCAGCCTAATGCGTTATTTATAGACGGCACATATTACGACGCTGAGGGTTGCGGGCGCTCCTACGAATATAGACTTGTTCCGGCTGAATTTGATTTTTCACGCTTTGATTTCACGTGTGCAGGAATCTTGGCGTTTATAAATGAGGTAACCGGAAAAAATTATATGGAAATCGAGTTTACAAAAAGGATTTAATTTTTAGACGTAATGGTTCCGGCCGGGTTCGATTCCCGGCAACGTCCTTTTATTTTAACACCTGGCTCCCATGGGTATAGGGAAGAAAGAAAAGACATGAAGAAAAAAAGTAGCTATATCGCCGTACAGGTGACAGAGAACGGAAAAAACTATTCTTACGCTGTCAAGGTTTCCGAAAACGATAACTTGCTTTCAAAGCTGGCGATCAAAGGCATCACAGCGGCGAACCTTTGCGGATCCAGGAAAGAAGCTGAAGAAGTTGTTACAGCCTGGAACGAATGTTTCAAAAGCAATGGTTCTTATATGTTCGGGGAGGTGTTCTGCTAATGAGCGAAAAAATAATTGAAATCAGAAAACCCACGCAAAAGCAAACCATCACCGCTATAAAAAGCGGTGATTTTTCAGAAGTTGAAAAGATAGAGGATACCGCACGCCAGGAAGCGGCAAAGGTTTTTCTTGCTGTCGCTTCCGGTTCTGTGCCGCTGATTTGGTACGACTTGCCGCCGGTTCGCTGTCAGTCTGGGGCGGTGTCCGTCATGCGGTACGCCCTGCACCGGTCAACGAAGCAAGACGGATTTTTGCAGCTGTCTTGCATGGAACTGAAGAGCGGTCAGATCATCCCGACTTCTGACAGGCAATACAACACCACTGACGGCGGTTTTTCGGAGTTTTTCCGGGACTTGCCCCGGTCAGTTAATGCTAATTTTTTAGAGCAGTGAAAACGCTGCTCTTTTTCTGCTGCTCTTCCGGTATCCAGTCCGGCGCCAGGTTCACGGCCTGGGAAGCGGATCAGGCTTGTGAAATCTATCTACAAGCCGTGTACCTTGAAAACCTAACAGCTTTGCTTGCCCGGAAATGCGGTTGTTGATTTGCTTTTTTCACCGCTTTTCGTCTTTTTGGCGTTCCTTGATGATTTTACCATTACCGGATTTTTAAGCCGTTTTTGTGTGCTTTCGTCAATCAATACTCACGGTTGACGGGGCGCCGGTATGGTGGTACTATGATTATATATAGCCGTTTCCGGCTCTTTTTGTCGTGCTTGCTTTGTGCAGCTGGTGCCGATCCGGGGCGCAGTGCCCGAACAGCGGAGAAAGTATGTTCTATTTTGGATCCGCTGTACAACCGTCCTATTTGGCTTTTTAACGGCCGTTTAGATTCCGGTAGAAGAAGTATAGCCTTGTCAGTTCTGCGGGCGTTGTGGGCGAAAATAGAGCGTCAGTTATTGACCACGAGGAAATCCCGGCACCGGTCCGCAGATGATCCGCAGCCTTTTGCAGGATTGGTCATACCGATTGTGAAACAAACGATATTTCTGGCGGTTCTTGAATATTTGAAATATTCAGACACAGAAAAAGCCCGAAAAATGGCCGAAAAAAGAACAGCCCAAAAATAACCTTTATTTCTGGATTTTCATTTTGTTTATCTTGCATATATTAATCCATAGCATCTTCCGAGGTGCTGTGAAAAATCACGAATCAATTTAATTTATTTAATCCCTCAGATTTTCTCCTAGCCGTATTCTTCGTTTTGTATGTGGTCCGTTGTTTCCGGACTTTCACCTTCTGTTCCGTTTTATCTTTCTTCCTGCGTACTTTATTGTGCGCTGATCGCTCAGTTGAGAATCCCATATTTCCCCTCCCTGCCCTTAATCTTCTGGTTTCTGCTTTTGAAGTTGATAATTTCTATGTCTGTTTGCAGTTCCTGTGGTATCCGCCCAACGATGATTACTCTTAGTGGCTCTAATCTCCGGACCATCTCTTGAAATCCCTTACAAAATTCCAGCCGTGATGCTTTTGACTTCACTCGCCCATTGGTGCAGCAGGCAACCGTGCTTCTTTTTGGTATTCCGTCAAAAATCCAATCATAGCAGTATTCCGGCGGTATGTTCACGTTTGGAATCATACGGATTCCGTTCATATGCAGATAATGTGCTATCGCATGATTGCGGTACTTCTGCCAGATGTTCATAGCAAATGGCATACCGCCTTCTCCGACCGCCATGCTGAAATCCGGTGCGATCACGCTGTTGAAGCATTTTAGATGCTCGATATATTTATCCGGGCAATTCCAGATTTTCTCAAATTCGTTGTCATGGATATAGAAATTGACGGTCAAGTCCCTATGGTTCTTTATCCGCCGGTCAAAGCTGTCTTTGAAGTCGACAGTATCCGCTCCGGGTCTGCCAGTATACCGTGGCATCATGGGGAACTGGTATGGTCCGTCCAATTCTGCTCCCTCGATCATATATTCTCTCATTACGTCATATGCGGTATGATTCATGGTTATCACCCCTTAAAAACACAAAAAGACATCCTGTTCCGGGAATTGGAACCGATGTCATCATTAGTATGTTTCCATACTATCAAATATTTAGTTAAATGTCAAAAAATTACATCTCTGCTCTTCCGTTCATCTTTTGTATATTATTTAGATTGCAAATGCGTAAGTGTAGTTAAATTCCTTTTCGCATCCATCCACATAGTTGATTTTCCTGTAAAATACGGCGTGTCGTTCTGAGAACTTATTTAAAAA